GCACCAGTGAAGTCCACAGCGGTAACTGCTGTCGCTGTTGCCTCCGTGAGCGCCGAAGACGCAGCGTTAGCTACCTGATCCGGGTGGATGTTACGAACGGTCACGACGTTAGTCGCGACAGACGCCGACACCTCGATCTTACCCTTCCAGAGCTGGTCCATAATGGCCGCTTGGAGGTTCGCCGCCGTAGCGTTCGCCGAGCCGCCGAGGGTTACATCGACGTTGCCGCGAGTGAATGCCGAGTCGTTGTCGAACTCGAACGTTACCGAGTTGGCACCGTCGTTGATCGTGACGGTCTCGCCATCGGCGGGCTCACTAGCGAAGGTGAACGTGCCCTCCTCGTAACCCAGGCCGGTGACGTAAATCTTCTGACCGACGACAAGGTGACCAGCCGAGATGGCGGTAGCGAAGGCGTTGCCCGCATTCGAGTCAAACGTCTTAGTGGCACCCGTTCCAGCGCGGATTGCCGTGCTCTTGAGGATGATAACGTCGTTCGCGTCCATGACGCGCGAATAGTCCGAACCCGTCTCATCGACGGCGGTCGTACCCGTCGTCACGACAGTGGTGACGCCAGCGGCGAACGAAGCCGAGGCGACCTGCCAATAGTCGTTATTCGCGGGGTTGATAAAGCCTTCCGTCTTGATGCGACGACCTACCGTGAAGTAGTCGGTGTAGTCAGCGCCCGAGATGAGAACTTCGGTCGTACCAGCGTTGTCGTTCATAGAGACGAACGCGCCCTCGAACTTGTCGAAGGTCATCGGACGGGTCCATGCGCCGAGCAGGAATGCCTGCAAGAAGTCGTCGAGCGAGCCTGCCGAGAACTCGACGTTGATGTCACCGCCAGAGGAAGCGGCGGTTTCAATAACGTCCGAGATCATACGATCTGCACGAATTTCGTCGGAAACGACAGTTTCCTTCTCAGCCGTCAGAGACGACGAGGTGATACGCATCTCACGAGAAGACCCGGAGGCCGGAGTCACGCCCCAGCAGTCGGTCGCTTCGGCGAGGTAGCGAAGGATGGCGCGGTTCGATTCCGCCGCCTGCAAGCCGCACTGATTTACGGGCATGTAATTTACCTCCTAGCTAGGGGAATTTCGTTAACGATCTTAAGGATGGCCAATCCGTTAACCATACTTAGTAACCTTAACGAAAAATTCAAGACCTATGGCGCTTTATGATGAAGTATCCGACGATTCCGGCGAATACCGCGATAGTGATCAGTCCCGTGATGAAATCCCCTTCCGTGAAGGGCTTAGCGGCCACGGTGATGCCGCCGACGCCGATGGCGATTTCCTCCAGATTCGGGAGCTTAGACTCTGGTTTATCAGTCATTTTCGGCAAGGCGGGAGCCTGCGTGACCTCGGTCCGAGGACGGCGGACGCCTGCGATGCGCGATCTGGGGAACTTGGAGACGTTGACTCCGTCGCTCTGGTTCCCGCCGAGGAGGTAGACGAATTCGTCATCCCACTTCACGAAGAACCCGACATGCCCCTGCCAACTTGACGGTGAACCCCGATGGAGAACAACGATGTCCCCGTACTGCGGGACACCTTTCACTTCATCACTATCCGGCAAGTTAAGAAATGATTTGGCAAGGAGACTCTTCGTACCCCGCCGCCCCGCTTCATACAGAACTGCGTTGAGATACGCCGCGCACCACGCGGTCTCGTCGTCTTTGATCTCTGGGTGACCCGACTTGGCGAAGAAGGCCACGACGACAGGGTTATGTCGGCTTCCCTTGATCTCTTTCTGGCCCTTGTACTTAAGGGCGATGTCCATCCAATCCGTCGATCCCATAATCGCTACTCCTTATACCGGCGACGCGTCGATGCAGAACGGTACTAGGACGGTCACCATGTACCCTCCATCCTGCGAGCGCGCCGCGCCTGAACTGTCTGACGGGTACAGTGTTACGTTGGACCCGCCTGCTAACGAGAAGTTCTGTTCCTTGAACACTCTGTTGAGAGCGTCCACCATCTGCCACAAGTCCTTGGAACCGGAGTCCTTAGGCACGATGCAGTCGATCATGAAGAACCCCTTGGTTCTGATGAATGACTGCGTTGTCCCGATTGCCGCTTTCTTCGATTCCTGAAAGCGGAACCAGCACATCAAGTAAGGGTCGTTCTTTGGCTGGATGAACGCGTGGTTTTCCAGCCCCACTTCGACGGCTGAACCGTACTCTGTAGGGAAGTAGGTTAGTAGGCGATCATACATCGCCTTACGCATGTCTTCCTTCACGCTCATTTAACGTTCTTTCCGAACAGGGCTTTGACCTGCGCTACCGCCAATTCGCTGATGACTGTCTTGCCAGCGTTTCTCTGACGAACGGGGTGTGAGAAGCCGTGGTCTCCTGTATCAATGTCATCCCAGTTGTACGCTGACGACGTTACGTAGACTTTATCTGACAGTTTATAGCTAGCCATCTTCGCCGATGCTCTGGCAATCGCCTCTGCTGCCTGCCTATTCGGCTCCGCTCCGAGGGGCATATTCTTCGTATCCCCGAACTCAGGATGGGGTAACCAGCGCCCATCACGAGCAGTATCTCCACGGTCAGGGTGTGTCTCGGTGGCATTACTTCCGCTTGGGTTGTTGCTCACGGAGACGCTTCGAACGCTTCGTCCTGACCACACAGGGACGCTACCTATAATAGCGTCCAGCAACTCCATGGCGACTTGTCTGCGCAGGTCCTCTACTTCCTGTTCCTTCTTCTCGATGAACTTGTCGAAACGGGCTCTGAGCCCCCCCATTCCGACCAGCCTGACTGACATTAGACGGCCCTCACGACGAAAACATACAGAGCGTTTGTGGGGGCAGGCCGTATATTCTTGATCTCGTACTTGACTCCCTCGACGAGCATGTAGTCGTCCTCTTTCGGGGAGATGCCCGCCGCCGAAAAAACCGACCCAGCGATCAGAATCTTGGTCTCATCCAACTCTGTCTTCTTCCAATCCTGCGTCTCCACCTTACTCTTGTACTTAATTCCCTGACATGAGATAAGGGTCTCAGTGACGTTGATAGAGTCAGTGGCGACGCTGTATCCTCCCGTGACGACGGAATAATAAGAGATCGTCAGCGGCACGTCATCGAGTGCCGCCATCGCCTTATCAACCGCGTTCGATAGGATAGCCTTGAGAGACATTATACGAGTGTTTCCTTGATCTTCACGCTCTTAGAATTCTTCCGAATGAACTGCCGTTTCCTGTAGTCACGCGGCCCAAGCACTGGAGCACGCCGTTTATCCCTTGCGGGAAATAGTTGATAGCCGTGGACTGCGTTCCATCTACGTATTCGATCTCGATAACGTCCGCCTTGATCTTCTTGATCTCACCACTTGTTGACAGCGGCACAGACGGATCGATGCCGTGAAACACATAGTGGAACGCTAACTCCACGGTAGCGTGCTTGATCGCGTCAGGAACTTCGTCGTACGGCTGTGTGAGACCATCACAGTCCACCGCGCCAGTACGAGGCCACCGTAGTCCAGACTCTTCGGCGTATTTGCTACCACGGTATGTCGCCGCGTTATCCAACGCTCGGGAGCCGAGCATCAGGTAGCGCTCCTTCTCAGTCGAAGACAGCGCCAACCACGGTGCCGTGTTGGGCTTGATCGTCAGATAGTCGTCCGCGAAGGCCACCGAGACATACGAGTTGGCGGCGGCGAGCCCAGTTCCGTCTTCTACTGTGAAAATGACTGCCACGTCTTACCGCCCTTCTCTTGTATCGCGGAACTTGACATAGAAGACCATACCGAGCGAAACCGCCGCTACCATCAAACTGATCGCGGTAACCGGGTCCTTCTTCAAGGGCTCAATAAGACTCGACACAGCGGCACCAAGACTTGTCACCGACAAGACCAAGAGTTTGATGGTGTCGCTGCTCTTGATGATCTCTTCGATAGCGTTCTTATTGGTCTCCGGCGCGTCCACCATGACGCCGCCGTCGTTGTCGTTAGGCTCATCCATAGGCTTCTGCTGCGCGATCTCTGGCTGAGCTGCTTCCATCGCCATCGAGTCGTCGTCGTCAGGGAGAAGGAACAGCGCGGTCTCGTCCTTACGGCGATTTGTCAAACCGCGAAGCGTCATCCACTTCCCGGTGTCGCGGCTGCGCGCCTTATTCCACCGGATGAACTGTCCCGCCGCTCCGACTACGTTTCCACGGTTCAGCAGCTTCAGAACCACAGTTGTAAACGAACGACACGAGGGCATCGAATTGATGCTGCGTCAGGTCAACCTTAACAAGTGACTTTACCGTATCCTCGTCCTTGATCAGGTCCCGGCGAAGAAATTCCTCCCCCTGCTTCTTCGTGATCGTTCGACCAGGAACGGCCTCGACGCCGATGGTTCCCCAGCCGATAGTCCAGATGCCAACCGGGTCCTTATACGCCTTCGGGTACCAGCCCTCCCACTTTTTGATGAGAGCCAGACCAGCGGGCGAGATTCTTAGATTTTCGTTTCGTGTCGAACTCATATCACTTACCCCTCGTGTCCCACAGGACGTACGCCAGGAGGCCAATCGGAATGATCATACGAACCATGATCGTACTCACGACGAGAGACTCCGTTATTACGTCAGGATTGTTGCCCTGCATCCAATACACGGACAACAGAGAAATCGGCATGGTCAGCAGGATATCCAGGAACACCGGAACCCAGGTTCTAATAATCGGCTTCACGTCCATCGGCGCCTTCCTAGCCGATAGAAGGAAAAGTCCGCTTATATAGATAAGGATCGTCGTCAGTAGCGCGTTTTTGAAGGCAAGCTCGCTAGCGCGGAACGTATGTGTAGTCTCTTCTGGCGTGAAGAAGGAGAACGCCCACCAGCGCGCCTGTGCGACGGAGAACAATAGAAGCGCGAACGTCACGACGTTCAGCGCGTCGAAAGCGGCCTTGTTTGAGTACTTCTTAGCGACCAGGGCTAGCAGAACGAATGTCGCCGGTATGAACGTTGACCCTCCAGCGACCTCAACGCAGAACATCGGGATGATCTTGCCCGATCCGAGACTGGCCAGTATGCCGAACACGACCATCGATACTGTCGAAGTCGTAATACTTCCCCACTTCCAGCAGTACACTACGTACAGTGCCGGGAGTAAGAAGAAAGCGAGACTGATGGCCTGATCCCAGAACATTCCAGTTATCCTTTGCGCATTCTCCCCGTGTAGCGACTCTTTAGAAGCAAGACGACCAAGTTCAAAAGCTCAGCGCCCATGAACCCGAGGAAACCCGCAATGGCGGAAGTCAACTCTGAAGATAGTCCATAGGACTTGGCCAGCGTCCCTGCTAGATAGCCGAATACGCCGCTACCGATTAGCGCTGTGAAAGAGAAAAAGCGGGTGCTCTGCGAACTATTCCCGCACTCCGCGCAGGTATAGATGGTCATCTCACTCCCCCTTAGACGCAGAGCTACCCGGAAGTGCACGGTTCTTGATTACATAAGCCGCCCAGTCGAGTCCCTGCGTTCCGAGGTATCCGCCAATACCAGCCGAAACTAAAGCCCAGTCAGGCTCTATGCGCAGGACAACCTGCGCAACCATGTACCCGGAGAAACCACTAACGAGCGCATGCGCGAACAGCGCCGTCAGTTTCGGCATAACTCCGGTTCGAAGGTACGAATCCAGATAGCGCGCGACACCCCCGGCCATCGCGAGCAAAAGCCACATGACTTGGGCGGTGTACCCAAGCCACGTGGCGTCAGTTGTGTGAGAGGAAACGGGGTCCACGACTCACTCCAAGGTTGTTTTAGCCCAAAGGAGAGAGAGGCGTCGGCCTCACTTCCCCAAATACTTGCGCCGCCGTAACTCCTTCTGCCTACACGGTAGACAGTCGAACGGCGTTATTCCTTTCCCGCGCTCTCCGCCGCGATCTCGGCGTCGATAGCTGCAAGTTCCGCATCGATATCATCGCGTGCGTCGAACGGGACGACCTCTTCCTCTCCAAGGATCGGGTCTTCAACTTTCGCCGCCTTCTTACCTGCGGGCTTCTTCTTGGGCTTCGCCTCGTCTGCCAGTCTGGCGTCAGACGACATCTTGTCCTCAAGCTCCTTCTTACGGTCCTCGCGGCTCTTCACGTCCCGAGGAGCGTGTGCTTGGGCATCGATGGTGAAGTTGCTTGACTTCTGATACTTCCAGCCGAGGTGCGTGACGAGATCGGTCGCGTTTCGACGAGTAACTTCGTGGGGGTTGCCGTCCGTGTCGATAACGGTGACGTGCATTGCGTCTGACATTTGAGATGACCTTTCGTGTGAGTTGATTCTGACGAGTTTCTTATTAGTTATCGCGAAAAGGGCGGGTCAGGTTACCCCAACCCGCCCCTATCCAACTCCGTAGAGTCAGGAGTGACTTGATCACCCACCGCTTACGCGGCGAGATACGTCATCCAAGCACCGTAGGTGATGCTGAACGAGGTACCCGTGCCGTCGAGACGGACGCGGAGGTGCGTAGCACCCGGCTCCAACTTCTCGATGGTCTTCGACGAGATCGGAACCTCGTAGAAGCCCGTGCCAGGGATCGCCTTGAGAGCTGCGACTTCGACCGCCGAAGCGAAGCCAGCAGTCGTGTCAGCCTCGAAGTAGAGGTCGTAAACCTCGTCCGTGTCGGCGTAATCCGCCGCCGTGACGTGGACACTGACCATGATGATGCCATTCGGGATTTCGTTGTTGTCCCACTCAGCGCCCGTGAGGGTGTTGAGGGCAACGCCTGCCTCTGCGACATCCGCCGTCTCGGCACCGTCCGCAGCGTCACGAAGCGTTACCGCAGCGGCAGCATCGAATTCGCGAGTTACCTTACCAGCCATGCGAGCCATATGAAGAACCTCCTGCTTAGCTTCGCGTTTTCTTGGGAAGGGTTACCGCCCCGCTTGAGGGCGGTAACCTTTATTGTTAACGTTACCGATTACGCGGTCACGTCAGCGTTGGTGATGCCCCATACGCGGGCACAAGCACGACCGTGCATGACGGCCATACCAGCGATCCACTCAACGCGGGTGCGGTAGTAAACACCGTCGTCGAGCAGGCCAAGGTCTTCGACCTCCATGACGCCGTTCTGGAGACCCGTGACGTAACCGTCAGCGAGGTGAACGACGTAGATCGACGTGCTCGTCGAACCACCGGCAGGACCGGCTTCGTCGAAGTCGATGATCGGCTGACCCAGATCGTTGTAGTCGGCGATCAGGATCGGCAGGTCGTTGTAGCGGGTGACGCGGAAGCCGAACGAGTCGGTGTCAACCTGGATGTCACCGCCGACGCCAGCACGTGCCGCCTTGATGAGCTTGCGGCGCATGTCGGGCGACATGACGAGGTGCGTAGCACCGTCAACCTCGTCGATAGCCTTGTCGAGGGCTTCGAGAGAGAGCGGGCTGTTGGCGCTGGGAGCACCGAGGTTTGCAGGGATGAGCTGCGAACCGACGATACGCTTGCGCAGGCCGTCGAACTCACGCGGGTTTGCCTCGCTGTCACCGTTGATGATCTTGTCGGCGACGTGCAGAGCCATCGACTTGATCTTCATCGCTTCCTGCGATGCGCGAACGCCTTCACCGCGAGTCTTGATGATCGCGCGGTCAACGTCGAGGTTACCACCGACGATGCGGAGGACTTCGACTTCCGGGTTCACGACGCCGGTTGACGGGGTGTAGGTCTCGTTGTAACCACGGAAGGCGACGCCCGGAAGCGAACCCTCAACGGTGTACTGAAGAGAACCACCGACCACGTTTTCCCAGTTGAACGCACGCAACAGATCGCTGTTGCCTGCGAACATCTCGATAACAGCAGCGCGCTTGACTTCGCCGCTGTTCAGTTTGGACGCCTCAAGAAGGGTCAGACCCATAGTTACCTCCTAAATGGTCTTGAGCTGCCTGATATTCACGGAAACTCCCCGAGCTTCCACTTGGAAAGCCTCCGTGAAGTGGAGGCAACTAAGGAGACGCTTACCGCTTCGACGAAGATTTGAACTTCATCTGGTTAGCAATCTCCAATCGCTTGGACGCCGGGAGCTTGTTGAACTCAGCTTCCGTCATTCCACCGAACTGCTTGGTATCACCGCCGCCTCCAGCGCCGCCGCCCTGGCTGGCCTTGAAATAATGCGGGGCCTCCTTACGAAGGTCCACGGTGATCCACTCTTTCACGGTTCGACCCGTGATCCCGTCTTCGCCGAACTGCTTAACTCCGTCCTTCTTACAGGTCAGGGAGTTATCTTCCTCGACGATGAACGCGCCGTATGCTTTCTGCATTACGTCGCTGAGAGCTGACATCTGCACCCCGAGGTCGGGGTCGGTGAATGCCTCAGCAACGGCGCGGTCGATGAACGTCCGCTTGTAGTTCTTGACTGCTTCGTCCCGCTCAGCCTTCATGGCGCTTTCGCGCTGCGCAGCCTCAGAGACCTGCTTCTCGTACTTGCCACGAGCGATTTCCATACGCTCAGCGACGGTCTTCTCGATATCTTCCGGCGCGGTGATCTTGCCGTCCGCAACCTTCTGAGCAGTCTTCTTCAATTCCTCGTACGAATCCTTGAAGTCCGCGATGTCGAAATCCTCAGCCTTGACGCCGATAGCTGCGAGGATCGCCCCGAAGGATGATGTCGTCTCGTCAAGCTTGGTCGCCAACTTGGTGTTGTTATCGCGGAACTCTTCGAGCTTGGCTCTCGCGACAACGTTGACTGCGAACTTGCCCTTGTTGTCACCGTCTTCGGTGACTTCCTTCGCGACATCTACGAAATCGCTCGGGATGGATTCCTTGTCAGAGTAGTAAATGATAGGCATACGATAACTCCGTCATCGTTTTGTTCGGACCGGCCCCCGGCCCTGGGTACGCTCGTCTTTGCTAACCGTTATGGTTAATGATTATGGTTAACAAATCCTTTGCGTGATTGGACATATAGGGAACAACTCGTATTTGTCAAGGGGTCCCCTGCGATTACCGGTTTATTTTTGTTTACCGGATTTCTTGGAGAGTGGCTGGGCAGGCTTAGGCGCTGCCTTCATCTCACTCTTCTTGAGCTTAGACTTATGAGTTTCCAGGTCTTTTGTCAGTCCGTGCTCGTACTGGGCGGTCACTTTGCCCTGCTCAAACATATCGTCCTGTAGGAGCAATTGCTGCTCGCGGCTGAGAGCGGCCTCTTCCTGCAAGACGCTCTGCTGCCGTTCGGCCATATCATCCCGCAGACGGCTAGAAGCATCCGGGTACCCTGCGTGCATCGCCGCCACATCCGGCTGATTCGGGAAGTTCTTGAGGTCGCTCAGCATCTCCTTGAACTCTTCCAAGGTGATGTCTTCAGAGATGAACTCGGAAGCCTGTAGCGTCTCGTACACCGACTGAATCGGAATGATCCCCTCTTGGTAGAGGAGGGCTACGGCTCGCAACTCACGCGCAGCAATGTTGAGCGACTTGAAGTCCTGGTTCAACTTGATCTTGATACCCTTGATCGGCTTTCGCTGCCAGTCGAGGTACCACGTGAACACCCGCGTCAGAGCTAGGCTGAGAGATTCTGTGATGTTCAGGAGAATAGACATCTCGTTCGCTTGCTTAAGCGCGAAGATGTTGTCAGATTCGGCGGTAGCTTGGGGGCGGATACCCATGATCCGCCCGCCGAGCTGTGCGATGTGCTCTTCCTTCTCGGTCAAGCTATCTGTTAATGACTTCAAGCCTGTCCCGTAATACTCAAGCACACCCGGCTTCATGTCAGGGCCGACTTCCCAGACGACTGACGGACCGACGTGGTAATCGCCTGTTTCCTGACCAGGAGCGATGGGGACGTAATACACTGGTAACGCTGTGTAATATCTCCCGTGCTCAAGCTGAGCAGAGGTCCGATAGTGCGCCATGTTCAGCGCGGTGATGTCATAAACCGGGGATTTCTGGACTTCCGGCGTCGGCGAGAACGGTCCCACGATTACCATAGGGATGAAGTCGAAAGGCTTCCCGTTACGTGTGGGAGTGACTTCTTCATACTCCTTGCCCAAGAATGAAGGGCTTTCATCCGTGGGGTCAAAGTTGTACAACCGCTGCTTGTAGACGCCGTTATCTAGGAGGAGGAGACGGTACCGTGCGCGTAGCGAACTCGTACCATCCCACGGATTGCTCGGAGCAACTGTACTGTCATCCAGGCGAGCAACGTCACTGACAATTTCCCGTAGAAGAACATAGGATAGTACCTCCCTACCGTTGATCACAGTTGTCTGCCAAGACAAGATGTTCTCGGCGACATACTCAGTCATATACACCCGCTGATCCTTAGCGGTCATATCGACGAGTACTCCTACACGCCCCACGGAACAAATCTCGTAGGCGAGCTTCTTCGCGAACAGGTTCAGGTCTAGTCCGTTGATTGTTACGTTATCAAGGTCGGCCTTATTGGCGTTCTCGGCCTTGAGAGGGCGGCGGAAGATGGTCCCGACGAGGCCCAACACCGTTCTGGCTACCATGTTGACGTAGGTAGCCCGCTGTTTGTAGGTCTCGTACGAGGTGCCGTATTCGACATCCAGGGACGGCAGATAGTCCGTGCCCTTCTCTTTAACGCGCCGCTCACCGGCCAACGAATCGCGAATCATCACCCACTCTGGGTGATAATACTTGTAATCGGAGTGCAGAAACGAGGTCAGTTCGGACCGCGCTTGCAATGCCTCCAGCGAGTTGGAGCCGGTTCTGATCATGCAGTATAGTTAATCACTTTGGTTAATTTGTCAAGGGGGTACGGGTCACTGGCTGTGGAGCCTACCACACCCCCTTGACTGCCCAGGCGAGTTAGGGCTGCCCTGGGGTTACTTCTTCCGGCTGGCCGGGATGGCGGCTTTCTCCTCAGCAGCGCTGTCTCCGGTTGCTGCTTCCTGCTTCGGGTTGTCCGCCCAGTCGGCGATCTCGAAACGCGGCTTGTAGTTCTTGAAGCCCTTGGACTTGAAGTCCTGAGCGCCGAGAGATACGACTGGGGTCTGCTCCTTGAGATCGTGGATAGCGGCCTGCTCCATGATCTCGCCGAGCAGGCGACCCACTTCGCGCTTGGCCGATTCCGAACCGAGCTTCAGAATGTACTGCTTGTTGTCGTCCACGCCCTTCAGGAAGAGCGAGTACTGCATCGACCAGCCTTCGCGCTTCTGAGGATCGGTCGAATACGGGCCGTGGTCGGTAAGATCGTCCTCATCGGGGAGAACGTCCAGGAGGGAGACTTCGACGGTATCCACCGGCTTTCCGTCCTTCCAGCAGACGTAGCCCTGCTTCGACTCGAAGATGTTCAGGTAGACCTTGGTTCCGCTGGGGACCGAGACATCCTCACTGCCGTTGTTGTACGAGTAGATACCGACACGACCTTCGAAACGCATGAAGTTCGAGTTGACGGCTGCCGACTTGTCAACAGCGCCCTGGAGGCGGGCAAGAATTTCAGCCTGAGACATTGCTCGCAGGCTGTTCGAGTTTGATACCGCTAGATTGTTTGCCATAGGATGGCGTCCTTTCGCTTTGTCAGATTGTCACTTGTCAACTTGTCAACTGTTATTGTTTTAGTTGATTGTTAACCCTACCACAGGCCGCATCGCGTGTCAAGCGTTAAGGTTAAATGGAAAGGTTAACGACGAATTGCGTCTTCCAGGAGAAATGGTGCAGAAGCGCGAAGATTGCCGTTAACCTTCCCGGTTAACTATATAGCAGCTATGTGGATGGAAGTCAACGCAGGCGGAGGGGGTACAACCGCTGCCGTGGTGCGTTGGCGGCGCGGGGCTGCGTTAGATAGGCCCGGTTCATGGGTTCCGT